TCGGTCTCAGCGCCTTGAGTTCCCGTAGCGCCATCTACAAAGAGTGGATAAACGGTCTCATCGGCAGTATTGTTGGCACTGACCGTAATGCTGGTTGCTAGCGTGGAGGTTCCAGCGGTTAGGCTAGCAGCAGTTCCGGTTACGTTAGTAGCAACCAGCGCTGAAGGCGTTCCCAAGGCTGGAGTTACTAATGTAGGGCTTGTAGCAAACACCAATGAGCCGCTACCTGTTTCGTCTGATATTACTCCTGCCAGCTCAGAAGATGTAGTGGCTGCCATTGCCGAAAGATTGTCTGCGGTATTTACGGATTTTCCGGCGGGATAACCACAAAAAACAGTGTGTGTGCCGCTACTCAGGGTTATTTGACTGTCACTGTTGGTGCTTGCAAGCACGGTCGTCCTAGCCAAGGTGGTTCCCGACAAAGTATACGTCCCAATACCGACTTCCCAGCCGGTGCCATTAGCATCTTCGATAACATAATGGGTTGTATTGCCGTCACCAATAGCAGAAAAAGCCTGATAACCAGTCACAGCTCCAGCAAGAGTTACCGTCCCGGTTCCGGTGGTTGTGGTAGTTTCTTTTACTCTATCTTTAAGTACTAAAGCCATTGCCTATGCTCCTTATAAAATTAAGCAAAGGTAATATCAAAATCACCCGCCGAAATGATAAACTGGTCTGTATTCTCAACAAACTTAGTAGCCGTCAATGACCCATACAGCAAAACGTTTCCAGTCGTGGACGCATCTGCTATAAAAACACCCGACACATGACCCCATTCGCTAGTTGCGGCAGGAAATGTTATAGCGTTTTCATTATCTGTAAGACCGTTAGTAGAGCCTGCACTCCAGTATGAATCTCCGCGAATACTACCAACTCTAGCGTAAGACCCACCAGATAATTCATGGGTAAGAGTTCCAGCCTCAAGTTGAGCTGCATCGTATTTGCCTACTAGCCCCACATAAATGTCCGGCTGACTATAAGACGTCCCTCTCAAGAGATGGTCTATAAGCTTATTTTCCAAATGGTTTGACATTGCAGTCATGACATATACTCCTGTAATAATATGTATAAATTATAGTGTGATAATTCCCGCGACAACCTTGTCTACATTCAAGTTATCTATGTAGGGTCTTTCAGGTACCGGCTTTCTTCCGTCTAATGTAAAATCTTTATTTCTTACATCATCAATATTAATCCCCAAGTCTTGAGCCAAATCCCAGTAAGGAACCTGCCACTGTCTCTTGGCGACCATATCTGTTCCGCTGATAGCTGACGATTGTCTATCGCTGGCGGTGTCATTGGAAATTTCTGTAACTGTATTGTTTCTAAAGCCCGATGAATTTAATATCAACAGATGTTTTTTCTCTATTTCTGTAAATGGCCAACTGCTATTTTCGGACTTTAAGTTATCTGAATGAGCTTCTATATCGTCCCACATGGCATCTATATCTAATTCTCTCGAATCTCCATACCAAATTTCTGACCCAGAAGACCCAAACACTTTGTGTCTAGGGCTTTTTAGTCTGTTTTTAAGGAATTCCGAAACATCTATACTTTCTGCTCCAAGAATTTCTTCTCCTAGTGTTGATAGGTTTATTTTCTTAACCGTATCAGTTCCAGTACGCTCAAACCTGTATAAAGACGCCCTTTCTAGGTATTTCATGAGCAATGAATCATTAGCCCTCAACCCCGTAACGTCGTCAAGAGGAAAGTTATTTACATTGCATATTACCTGAGCGTTGGTTAGATGTATGCGCTCATAAGAGAACGCCTGCACAATATCCCCATCTTTATATGAGGTGTCGCCTTCTACACTGTTTGTTTTTATTAGCAGTTCCATACTTTACCTCTAAGTTCATATTAAAGCTCATTCAACTATGTATACACAAAAACTACAAAAAAACCGCCCCATTGTTGCCAACAGGACGGTTCTTTAAACTCAGGTAAAGTACCTAAATTAGAATGAGCCAGCGAGAACTCTTCTATTATCTAGTACACCAAAGCCGATTTCAGCCCAGCCGTAATACCCTTGGCGTTGATGTCGGTGAAGAGCTTCGTCTTCATAAACTTCAACTTCCTTTTTAAGAGGCATTACAAAACTATCGCTACTTGCTTGGTCAAGACCAATGATAAGCTCGACGTCTGTGCTAGCCAACGAACCACCAAGATCACTCGTGAAGTAATTTTGATATTCTTGACCGTCACCAAACTCGAACAAGTCGTGCAAGTTAACACCGAAGAGTCTCGTCAAAGGAGCTCCGTCGTCAGCTGCCTGATAGATTTCACGTCGTGAAACTTCATCAAGCTGATCGACACCCCAGTTACGGATATCTTCAATAGCTTCTGGAGACAGGTACATATCTGTAAGGCGGCCGTTAGCGGTAACGCTATTACCACCACCATTACGTCTCATAACTGTCTTCATGAGCGAAACAATACGCTTGGTAAATTGACCAACCGCAGCGTCTGCATCATAAACTAAAATATTTCTATCAACAGCAGCGGCGAGCAATGTATGCCAACCGTCGTCGTTGATCTTTTTGACAAAAGATGATTCCAAAACTTGCATTGCACGAGCAATAACGTTCCAGTTAGCCTCACGAGCATATTTTAGCAAGAAGTCAATCGAGCTAGTAATACCGTAAGTGTTAACCATTACGTAATCGCCTTCGACGCTACGTTCTGGAATACGACCGTGACCCGGATTGGTATAAGCGACATGTTCGCTTTCCGTACCCGGAGCAAGAAGGTCGAGTGGGAATTCAGGGGTTGCGCCCGGTTCAAGTGGCATAGCTTCATAAATTGAAGTTACGACATCGCCAAACAAAACTCCTTTACGTAGTGGTGTTTCCAAAGCTTTTGCAATTTCTCGCTGAGCTTCGATAGCCACTGCTTTATCGGAACTGCCTGATTGTTTAAGCAGCGCGATAAAGTCATCTGAAGGACGTTCTTTCATATTCATTATCTTATTCTCCTTTATGGGGCTAAATTATGGGTTGCGAACACGGGCGGGAGTGCCGGGTAAATCAATTTCCACCTTGGCGTAGTTATCTTGATCCATACTGGACAAGAAAATTCCGACTGGTGTATTTGCCGTTCCGCTATCGTCTGCGATGTTACTGCCACTATTAGCAATATTACCACCTAAGGTTACAAAAGCAGGTTCTCCAGCGGAGGGAGCTGTTGCACAAGCAAGATTGCTAGTAACAACATAACCTTTACGAAGAATGGTAACTTTACCACCCTTTTGCACTTCATCCTTATGTTGATTAATATGCTGGCGAGTAAGGTCAAGATTGACCATATCGTTCAGCAAAATCCCCATAGGAGCTTTGCCAGATGCTGCCGTATAAGTGACCAAGGCTGTGCCCTGATCCATAGCTGCACCGCTACCACCAGTACTGAGAGAAACAATCCCCCCTCTAGTGGCAGTTTCGTTCATGAAGAAACTAATGTCAGTTTGAACTTCATTTCTGTCTGATTTAAGAGCCATTATCTATTCTCCTTTTAATTATTTCTTAAGATTAGCCGTTGATTTAAGTAAAGAACCAAACCAATCGCTAGCTGTCGAACGAAGTTCAACCGAAGGGTCGTCTTCGTCAATAGCTTCAGCCATTGCAATGTTCTCTTCCACTTCTACTTCTTCGAGATCTTCAGCAGATGCTTCGGACTCGTCAACCTCTTCTTCAAGAAGTTCGTCGTCGGCCTTAGAGGCTTTCTCGTCCTTCTTATCTTCGTCTTCATCTTCGTCTTTCTTATCTTTGTTGAGCCAAGGTGGCATTTTTGCAACAATAAACTCGAAAGTCTCTTGATCAAGATCTTCAAACTTAGCAATAGCCTCGTCCAGCTCTTCGCCTTCAAGACCAGCTTCGGTTAAAGCGGCAACTCTCTTTTCGAGGGCGGCAGCTTTTTCAATTTCGGCTACTTTAGCAATAGCTTCTTCTTTGGCGGCTTCAGCTGAAGCCAATGATACCTCAAGTTCTTCCACTCTAGCTAGAGCTTCTGTGACTTGAGATTCAAGAGAGGCAGCAGCCTCGTCTTTAGCAGAAATAGTTTCTTCAAACGTTTGCAATTGAGATTCAATCGCTTCAGTCTTCTGAGTTTCCATCTCCTGCTTCATAGTTTCGTTAGTTAGACGCGCTTCGGCCAACTCAGCCTTTAGCTCATCCAACTGTTTCTGTAAAACATCGGACATTGTAGTCTCCTTTATTGATGAAACAGTAATAAATTTACTTTTACATTCACTAAAACTTTGACTATCATTTAAAATGATACTTCGAGGATTAGCAGGTTTAGAAACCAAGCCCTTGCCAGAGAAAGATATATTTCTTAATAATCTACCCACTTCATAACCCTCATACTTTCCTGTTCCACCATAGGCTCGAAGGTGCTTCGACAAAAATGCAGAAGCCTCTTCTCTTGCCACTATCTTGCTTTCGCCCTTAGAATTTCTTAGAGCGTAATCAAAATTTGGGAACAAACATTCCATGGATACGAACCATCGGTTTCCTTCCTCAATCTCTTCTATAATATTAGCCATACGTACTTGAAGATCCATATCACTCCAAGACTTATAGAGCACGGCGTTTGTGATAATATTAAAGTCTTCAGGAGAACCAGCTTGACTCCAGTCAACAGTTCCATCTAAAGACTTACCACCAAAATCAACCACATAATTTCCTGTAATGTGACCAATAATGTCTTTTTCGTCGTGCATATAATTAAATTGTTTGTCTTCGGGAGTCGAGCGTGCTGCCCACATTTCTTGGGGGTCAAAAACATCATCGTTTTTGTTCCAGCCGCTACTCACTAAAACAGAACTTAGATAATAGAGATCGAATTGTTCGTCGTCGTTATCTCTAGCATCCGTATGAGATAAGGCTATAGCCTTCTCTTCATCGGTTATTTCCAGATCTATAGGAGAACAATACGCAATTGTACAGTTATTTTCTATTAAATCTTGAATACCGTCTTCTATTTCTTTCGCATATGCTTTCATGTGAATCTCCTCAAGAGGTAATACACAAAAAATGCGGTTTGACTATTTTTTTAGCTAAAACTAGCAAAAGTAGAGGCGTATATATAGCGCATTTCATCAACACTGGGTTTTCTGTTCTGTGTTTGTGAAAAGTCAGCAATAGAGATTTCTATCTCACTATTAAAATCATCTGATGGCTTTGTATCAGAATCAATGATAGCTTTTATTACATCCGCATCAATATCCATATATGGCTTGACGCCGGTTAAGATACAGAGCTTGAGATATTCTAGCTGGTCAAACTCTGATTTTGTTAGACTTCGGGCGTTCTTCTTTTTGAAGTGGGCTAGAGCCATAGGCATAACTAACTCAGAAATATCTTTCTGTGCTTCATAAGCCCATAGAGTAGTAGATACATCGCCCTTACTGCGAGGTAGAACTCGCTTTTCTTTTCTCTTCTGTTGGTCTCTAGAATTATTGGGTCTGCCACCCTTTGGGTCGGGAGATGCGGGATTTGTGTCCTCTACTACTGGTTTCGGGGCATCATCAACCTCTATTTTATTTATCTGGTCAATTTCAGATGTAGGAAGACCTAAATTCTCAAGATATATATCATTATCCAAAACGTCTTTGGTAAGTGCAATCTTGGCGATGTCTTCTTTGTGTTGTGGGTTGTGATATGGGCCAGCCTTCTTGGGTGCGAGCGCATCCTTAACTCTAGTCCGTTCTTCTCTACGCACTCTAATCTTTTCAATAGCCGGTAACTCCCTGAATCTTTCAAGAAGTGTTTCGTGAGATATAATATCTCTATCTGCCAACTGGACTAGCAATTGTTTTTGTGCTGCTTCGTCTGACAGTATAATTGAGTCGAAGTGAATCTCTGCGGGGAATCTAAAGCCCATAGCTTTCTGGACAAGCTTAATCTCGTGCTGCCAAAACCCTTTTAGTATCTCTCGACCATATTCGAGTCTTTCTACTAAGGTTTTCAGGCTGACAAAGTTGTTAGTATATCCACCACCCGTAGCCGCACCAGTTAGGGTTGGAGGAATCCCAAGACCCGCATATACGCTTGTCAATACTGGCTGGTATTTTTCTGAACCTAAAAATTTATATACCTGTGTGCTGCTTTCTTTAAAGTCAATCTCAGGGCCCCACACTAAATCCATAGTTCCTCCACCGACATTGCTAGCAAGGATATCTCTGAGTTTATTGATAGCCGCTTTGGTCGGTATAATCTTATGGTCTAAGTCACCAATTCTCCACAATCTAACGTTAGATATAGCGCCATCAAGAGCTGCTAGGTCTGCGAGCTTCATTTTTTCTAGCATAATAATGTCATCGAGGATTGCGTAAATCATTGGATTTGCCCAAAGGTTCCAGTCATCTTTTTTGTAATGGAACATCCTCACTTTGTCTTTATCTAGGGGAATTTCTCTTTCGCCCTGTGCAAATCTTTTCATCATCGCGGCAGGTAGATTCGGTCGTTTTCCACCGCCAGACATCACCAAAGAATTCATTGTTGTCTTTGACACCTTTAGTACATATTCGAGGTCTCCTGTAAACATCGACGCATCAATATTTTTAACATCGACAGCCAAAGGGTTAAGAAAATCATATTTCCAAGGAATCTCTCTCTTGGTAACGTCTATATTTTCAATCTTCATATCTGCGGCAGCAGTGCTTCTCTTGAGTTCAGATTCTTTTTTCTTGC